TATACGAGGCAGATGGTATCTTTGCTATGGAAGCAGCCCAAAAAGCGAGCAACATCCAAACAATAAACGAAAGCATTTCATATTACAACTACCTAAAATGAAAGCAACACTAACCTACAAGGTGGAGACACCAGAGCAAGAGACCGTCTTCAAGAGAGCGGTACGATCGGAGGACGCTTGGAACTCACTTTGGGAGACCGAAATGTTCCTTCATACAATGGTACAGGAATCCAAGCACGAGTACGAGCTGATTCTTTGGAAGCAAGCGCAATCCGTATTCCGCAACATCCTACAAACCAACTCAATATCATTGGAGAATGAATACTGAAATCGTTAAAATTGAAAAGGTGTTGCCGAATACGAGCAACCCCCGCATTATCAAGGATGACAAGTTCAAGAAGCTGGTAAAGTCAATACAGGAGTTCCCCGAAATGCTAAACCTGCGTCCTATTGTTGTGGATGCGGATATGGTTGTACTCGGAGGTAATATGCGCTTAAAGGCGTGCAAGGCCGCTGGGCTTACAGAGGTGCCCATTGTTATTGCCGACCAACTAACGCCAGAGCAACAGGCGGAATTCATAATCAAAGATAACGTGGGCTTCGGTGAGTGGGACTGGGATATTCTGGCAAATGAATGGGATGCCGAGTTATTGCAGGACTGGGGTCTTGAATTACCATTTGACAACACGCCCGTACTGGAAGCGGAGGAGGATGACTACGAAGCACCATCCGAAATAAAAACAGATATAGTAATTGGCGACCTTATCGAGATAGGCCAGCACCGACTGCTATGTGGGGACTCTACCGATTCAGATGCAGTAGCTCGGCTTATGAATGGGGAGAAGGCAGAATTATTATTTACTTCACCTCCGTATAATTTAGGAAAAAGTGTTGGATTAAGGAATGGTGCATTTAAGGGCAAGGATAATGCTTACGATGTTTATGAGGATGACCAAAGTGAAGAAGATTATCTAACACTCTTAAAAGAATTTCACTCTACGTCAATGATATATTCGGATGTACAAGCAGTAAACATCCAATCACTGACAAACAATAAAGTATCAATCATAGAGTGGTTGAGTCATTTTAAAAATCATTTTATTGATGTTTTAATATGGAATAAAACAAACCCTGCGCCAGCGATGGCTGAAAAGGTTGTAAGTAGTGCATTTGAATTTATATATCTATTTGATAGCAAGGAAAATCCAAAGAGAAGCATTCGTACTGCAAACTTTGATAGGGGCAAGATGAGTAATGTGTACACCTCGGCAGTTGGGAACAATTCACATACTGAAGGTGCGCACGGTGCAACGTTTCCAGTACCACTTGCAAGTCATTATTTATCAAACTTGAGTCATCAAAACTCAATAATATATGATTCTTTTTTGGGTAGCGGTACCACAATGGTAGCAGCACACCAACTCAACCGCAAATGCTATGGTATGGAACTTGACCCGAAGTATTGCCAAGTCATAATAGACCGAATGCACAAGCTTGACCCATCCCTTGAAATCAAAATAAACGGAAAGTTATATGGACAGGACTGAACAGCATAAAAAGGCAATGCTCGATGCATTGGAAAAATCCCTCGGAGTTGTAACCTCGGCTTGCAAGACGGTAGGCATTGGCAGAACTACGCATTACCTTTGGATGGATAGCGACCCAGAGTACAAAGCAGCAGTCCAAGAATTATCAGACGTTGCCCTTGACTTCGCAGAGAGCCAACTGCACAAGCAGATAAAGGACGGCAACTCAACCGCAACAATCTTCTTTCTTAAAACCAAAGGGAAGAAGCGTGGGTACGTTGAACGCCAAGAGGTAGAAGCCGTAAACGGAAAGATGTTCCAAATCGAAGTTCTTGGGGGCGATACGAACGAATAAGGTATTTGACCACCTACTGCGGAGCGACAAGCGAATCACAGTAGAGCAGGGAGGCACTCGGAGCGGGAAGACATATAACATCCTGCTCTGGGTGATTTTCTATTACTGCTCCCAGAACGAGGGCAAGGTCATCACTATTTGCCGTAAGACATTCCCGTCCTTGCGGGCTTCCGTTATGCGGGACTTCATCGACATCCTACGGGCGCACGACCTGTACCGAGAGGAGAACCACAATATGTCCAGTCACGAATACAGGTTGAACGGGAATCTAATTGAGTTCATTTCCCTTGATGAACCGCAAAAGATACGGGGGCGCAAGCGCAACCTTCTGTACATCAACGAGGCGAATCAACTTTTTTTTGAGGACTGGCAGCAGCTCGTATTCCGAACGGACGGCAAAATCATTCTGGACTACAACCCATCGGATTCCTTCCATTGGATTTACGACAAGGTGCTGACTCGGGATGACTGCGACTTTTATCAGACCACCTACAAGGACAATCCCTTTCTGGATGCCGTCATCATTGACGAAATCGAACGCCTCCAGTTTACGGACGAGGACTACTGGCGGGTGTACGGTCTTGGCGAACGGGGCAGCAACCGAGCAGCAGTATTCTCCTTCTCAACAAGCGACATCCCAAAAGAAGCAAAACTACTGGCATATGGAATGGACTTCGGTTACACAAACGACCCAACCTCCCTCGTGGGTGTCTACGAGTACGGGGACGCTCTTTATATGGACGAACTCATCTACCGCACGGGGATGACGAACAGGGACATCCACAACGTCCTGACCGACCTCGGCATCAGTAGGTATGCGGAAATCTTTGCCGATAGTGCTGAACCTAAATCCATTGAGGAGTTGCACCGATTCGGCTGGAACGTGAAGCCCACCGCCAAAGGCCCAGATTCGGTAATGGCGGGCATTGATATGATGAAGCGGTTTCGCCTACTGGCTACCCCACGAAGCACCAACCTAATCAAAGAGTTGCAGAACTACAAGTGGGCAGAGGACAAGAACGGGAACCTGCTCAATAAACCGATGGACGCATTCAACCACGCCTGCGATGCGGCACGATATGCGGTATTTAATAAGAAGGCAAACCCTAACTTTGGCAGATATACTTTGCGATGATATTAGTTGTAGGTCAACCCAACGGAGTTTACTACCACCGACTCCAAGTTCCTTACGAGGACTTACTGATGCGTGGGTTTGCAGTTAAGTTCGGCACGATAGCCGACCTCGACCAATTGAAGGGGCATATCACTCACCTCGTGGTCAATAGGGGTCTGGCTACCAAAGACCACAACAAGTTCAAAGCCCTTCTGCGGAGTTACGACATCAAGTTCATCGTTGACTTGGACGATTGGTGGAACCTGCCTACCGACCACGCAAATAAGTCACTTGCGAAGGGAACGCAAATCATCAACTCCCTCAAGATAGCGGACGAGATTCACACCACGAACGAGTACCTCGCCGAGAAGATTCAAAAGATAAACCCGTACGTTCCCATTTACATCCTGCCCAACGCAGTAGATCCGAGGCGAGAGCAATGGACAACGGACAAGGTCACGGAGGAGTTGAGCATCGGCTACCTCGGTGCGTTATACCACGACTACGACCTTGAATGGAACGAGATTGACCTCTCTCCGTACAACTCGTATTCGCTTCAATTTTATCAGCAGGCAATCGGGGCCACTCACGCCTTTGCGCCTCTGGACTACAACAACTACGGGGAACTGTACAAGCAGGTGGACGTATCTATCGCACCACTCGCACCAACGGAGTTCAACCGCTGCAAGTCCAACCTCAAAGCGTTGGAGGCAGGGTTCACGAAGACGTGCATCATCGCACAAAAGATGCACCCGTACACGCCCCTGTTGAACGATAGCAATTCAATCCTTTGCCGTACCCCATCGGACTGGAGGGAAGCCCTTGCGTCCATAACAAAAGAGAAAGCGCAGGAGCTGGCAGAAAACCTGTACCACGACGTGCAATTCTTTGACATCGAGAACATCAACAACACCCGACAGGAATGCTTCGTAAAGTAATCGTACCCACCGAACTCGCTGACATCACGCTAAAGGATTACCAGCGTTTTATGGGGGCAAACCCCACGGATGAGACCTTCAACCAACTCGCTCTGTCTATCTTCTGCGGAATCGATGCGGAGGAGTACCCGCTATTCCCAAAGGCGCAACTGGAGGAAATCGAAGCCCTTGTTCTGTTTACCTTGAACGAGAAGCCCGACCTCAAGCGCATCATCAAAATCGGGGAGGTTGAGTACGGCTTTCATCCTAACTTGGAGGACATCACCACGGGCGAGTTCATTGATGCACAGGAGTACCTAAAAGATTCCATAAAGAACGCAACCAAATGGCTTGGTGTGCTGTACCGCCCAATCACCCAGAAGGCGGCAGGCCGCTATGAGATCGAGGCGTACAACCCAGCGAAGCACGACGGAGCAGCATTCGAGAATGTAACAATGGACATCGTGGAGGGGTGTCGTCTTTTTTTTACTCGTTTGCAACTATCATTACAGATAGGTACCCTACTGTCTTCGAGTCCGAACCCAGCGACCAAAGAGCTGCGGACATCAAAAGCCAGTTCGCTAAAAAATGGGGATGGTTTGCAGTCATCCATCAACTTGCTGGCGGAAATGTACTCAATAGTGAGGCCGTCACGAATCTCCCGCTGAACCAATGCCTTACTTGGCTTGCTTACGAAGTTGATAAGGCACGAGTCGACCAAGCCCTGATGCGGCAGCAAAGCCGTTAAGGGGTTTTATAGTTATGAAATACGGATACTATCAACTCTGCGAGGCATTGCAATCGGCAGCGACCTCGGCTGATTATATTACGACCACGACTTGGGGCAACATCTTTGACGTGGATATGCGTAAGATGACCCTGTTCCCGCTCTGTCATATCTTGGTGGGGAACGCCACCGTCAGCGAACGGACGGTCACCTATGAGGTTGACCTGCTGGTGATGGACGTGGTGGACTATTCCAAGCAAGACCCGAACGTAGACCCCTACTCCTTCCAAGGGGTAGCGATTAAGCAGGACATCTACCACCGTGCGCTCTTTTCAGCGCAACAGATGATTGCATCACTACGCAGGGGTGCTTTGTATTCCGATGGCTTTGAGTTGGTGAATGACCCCGTATGCGAGCCTATCGATGAGGACTACGAGAACACCCTTTGCGGGTGGAAGTTCACCCTCCAAATTATGACCCCGAACCCGACAATCATCTGCTGATGGCCTCGGGTAAACCAGATTTGAAGAAAGCCGAGAATACCAAGTTTGCCCTTGACAAATTTGGGAAGTACCTCGTGCAGCAATCACGGGCGAACCTAACCAAGCAGAAAAAGAACGTCACCAAGAACCTGTACAACTCCCTCGCCTACGAAACGAAGGTGAACCCACGCTCTATTGAGTTCGACTTCTTGATGGCGGAGTACGGGGAGTGGGTAGATAAGGGAAGGAAGAAGGGCAAGATGCCTCCGTTCGGGGCAATCTATGCGTGGGTAGCACGTCGCAAGATTCAATTCAAGGACACGAAGACCAAGAAGTTCTTGTCCTACTCCCAGACCGCCAGTATGGTGATGCTGAAAATTAAGAACAAAGGAATCGACCCTACCTACTTCTATTCACGCCCCTTTCAGTTGGGGTACGAGAAACTCCCCGAGGAGCTGCGCCAAGCATACGAGCTGGACGTGATGCAGTTCCTTGAATTTACAATAAACGAATTGAACAAAAAATATAAGTAATGGCCATCACGATAGTACAACAGCCCCCCGCCTACGCCTTTGGAAGTTCTCCGATGGTATACGGATTGGATTCCACGGTATACGCATCAACTGGCTTTGCCTACATCGCAGACGTATTCGTGTGGACGGGTTCTATTGCCTCCGTTCCTGCGAGTTACACGTACCGCTTTAAGCTGCGCCCCGATCCCGTTTCTGCTCGTTATGGGTACTTGGATATTCGTAACGTGGTTGACCAATACCTTTCGGCTACCACGATTGCCCACGATGACGGCACGGCACAGAACAATGTATCTTCCGTGGTGAACGTGCAGGTGAAGTTCCGTGAGTACACCAATAGCGGTGGCCTTTCTGGGGTGCTGGCTACATCGAGCAGCATCCGTGCATACGATGGATGGAGTGAGGTGAGCGATGGCTTGAACGTAAACTTGGAAACGCAAACGGGAGGCATACTGACATCGATGCCCCAGTCCCCTTCTTGGGTTCCTATTTGGGAGGAGCAGCAGATGACGCTCGGAGTAATGCTCGGCTCTACTCCCCCTCCAGACCGCATACAAGTCAACTACTCCGACGGCACCTACGGAACGCTACTGTTCTCTACCTTGTCGGTGACGGGCGGCAATAACTCACAGAACTGGATGTGGTTTATTCCGATCGGAATCACCAACCTCAACGCCTCGGCTATTGACCGCAAGCCAGAGGACATTGCTAACCTGCAATGGTATACGATTGACTTTCAACAGGGCTACGCTGCGGCGTACGAGACCCGTGTACTTGCTGATGGCGGCGTATGCGAGGGGCTTGCCTGCTTACAAGCGGCACTCATTGAGTTGGCAGGAATCCAAAGCACCTACAAATTTGAGGTACAATGCGAGCCACGATACACCCCGCTCACGATTGCCTTCCAAAATAGGTACGGGGCGTGGGACTATTTGCTCGTGCAAAAGAAGAGCGTAGAGAGCATAACTGTCGAGCGAGATACCTACACCGCAAACGTCATCACTCGTTCAGCAGGAACCGCCTCAATACCCTCCTACGCAGCGTCAAAGCAATACTTCAACACGCAAGGCCAAGAGCAGCTGATTGTGAACACGGGATTCATTTCGGAAGGGGTGAACGAGATGGTGAAAGATATGATGCTTTCGTCCACGTTGCAGTTGGTGGAGCAGGAGCAAGCCGTAATTTTGAAGGATACGCAGGTGACTTACAAGACCTCCGTGAATGACAACCTCGTGCAGTACACCTTCACGCTTGAATACGCAAACCCTGTGAAAAACAAGTTATGGCTCTAAAGATTCAAACCAGCACGGGCTACCTTGACACCTACGGGGATGAGAGCATCTCGCTGGACTACAACGTAGCTGATTTGCGTGACCCTGCGGTCATCTTCTCCCCGATCACGCAGAACTTTAACCTGCCAGCAACAGACGCAAATAATGCTTTCTTTAAGCACTACTACGACGTTAACATACAGGGCGGGTACAACGCCTACTCAAAGCAGCAAATCACCCTGTTCTCGGACGGGGTTGCTCTTTTAGATGGGTACATCCAACTGCTGAACGTGACCATCCAAGATGGGATGATTAAGGGGTACGAGGTCTTGGTTGCTGGAGAGGTCGGAGGCATTGCCCGCACGCTTGGAGAAAGCGAGTTGAGTGAGTTGAATCTTGATGCCCTTGCTCACGTATTTAACTGGGACAATATCTACGATTCGTGGACAACGCCTATCGGAGACGCTATAACTTACGGAATGGTGGACGCAAAGGGATTCGCCACCGATTCGGTGTTCGCCCCGCAAAACCCCTTAAAACCGCTCGCAGAGACCAATTTCTACCCGCATATCAAAGTCAAGTACCTCGTTGAGCAGATATTCGAGTCGGCTGGGTACACCATCAACAACACGGGCTTTTGGACATCCGAGTACCTTACTGAACTTTATATGCTCCTTTGGACGAATGATGCTATCGTTCCCAACGAGGAGGCAT